CTACGATCGTTTATTAGCTTGTTTTGCGCTTTGCTCGAATTTCTTTAGTGATAACATTGTAACGGCTAACGCTGTGGCTTTGTGTATGTCAGTTGAAGAATACTATATTGAGTATCAACGTATTCCCAAGTCTCTTATTATTCCTAAACCACGTAAGCGAGTATTAAAATCTGAGATAAATCAGAATATAACCGCCGCTGTTTTGCCTTTTCGTAATATTAATTTTAACCAGTATACACGAATTCTACATCTAATAGAGTTTAACGCTCCCAAGAGTATATTTTTGGATCTATATTTCCAGGCTCTACGATTACAAGTAGTGCGACGACAAATAGACGGTCTAATTATATTTGAGAGCTGTGTAACCTGTTGGTGTCGAGAGAATTTTGTGTTTGATTTACAATCTAAGATTAAATTTCGAAGAGACAAATTGCAAGCTGCACATATTGTTATAGTTAAAAGTAATTATTTGCATATTGACAGAAAGAAAGGTTTATATTGTATAACTAGAAATAGGGGTTTCATTTGCGAATTTTGTATAAAATGGATACAGCAATTTATGGTTATGTATCCAGCGTTAAAGCTAAGTTACAAACGTTCGTAAGTTGGAACATTTATATTGTTTCTGGGACTGTTCTGTATGCTTTGATTACTGGTGAATTTCAGTTTGCATGGAAATTTTTCTGGATGGCAGTGATTCTAAATTTTCTTTATTGGGTTAAAGAAATTGTTGACAGAATGAATTCCGATCACCCAGATAATTTTATTGTTGTTAAAGAAGAAGGTGGTGTTATACGTAAGTTTAGAAAACCAACATATAAGCAAATGCTTATATTGGGTGGGTGTATTATTGCACTTTTTACTGCTATTATGATTAGTTATAAAATTAAAGATAATATGACCTTGGAGGGGGTCAATGCAGCAGAAAAGAAACGCAATTTGTTACTTGCCCAAAAATGGGAAAAATTTAAAAGGATAGCTATTTTTATAGGTTTATTTCCCATGACCTTATCAAAAGATATGGAAGCTGTGACTGAGTTAATTAAGTATATAGTGCGCTCATATAAGGATGCACGTGAGATCCACAATATGTGGAATGATGTCTCAACTTTCTTTGAAGCAGACACACATGTTGAAAATGTTGTGCCTGAGTCTTTTGATAAAGCTACCCCAGACGAAATCGCTAAAGCTGTTGCTCCTGTCTTACAAAAGATTATGGAGAGTAAATTTGTTACGCAAGAACAGCTTGTTAGCGTTATTAATGACGATAATCAAGAAGAAGAGAAGTATGAAGTCATCCCACAGATGTATAAAACACCATTAGAACAAGAGATGCACAGGGAGATAGCCAAGCAAATCGTTCAAGGAGCAATGGCTGATTTACCTGGTGCAGATTCTGATATATCTAGTGAGGATTTCACTGACAGTACTGATGACGAGAAAGATGAAGTTGTTGCTAGTTATGATGCACAACCTTTAAGTAATCGTAAATTTGAGATTATTAACGGAACGCCATCTGTAGAGATGGTAAAAATACAGAGTTTAATTGATAAATCTCAAACTAATCGTCATGGTCTTGGTTATAAAGGCACACCTCGTGTTCAGTTGCTGAATAAGGTTGATAATTGTAAGAAATGGATTAACAGAAAATTCAATGCTGTTACTATATGGTGTGTCGTGCAATATTGTGCTTTTAGAGATTGGCGTTTTGCTAAGCATGCAATAGTTATTGGTGTATCTGTTGCTACTATCTCAGCACTTGCGTATATAATTTTTGGTTATTTCCGTGTGGTTAAATACGACACTAAGGACGTTAAAGTGCCTGAAGTAAAAGGTAAGACTAAACGGAAGAAAATAGCCAATATGCGTAATCGGAATTTGATTCGTCGTATTGCTCAGCAATGGGGTGGTCGTATACCTCGTGAGATGTATGATGAGTTGAAGAAAAAGTTCCGTGATGACGCACAGCTCAATGAATCTGAAGAAAAGCTCATGCAGTTATTTGACAAAAAGTCTAATAATTGGAAGAAAGAGGCAGTTGATGCCACTTTTATGGGTACAATAGATTTAGAGAGCGCATTCTTCAAAGGTGAAAGTGATGATTTCCCTGTTTTTGTTACTAGTGTTGATTCATCTGTTAATACAGATGTTTCTGAGCTGGAAAGCAAGAACAATAAGCATCCTAAGCCAAAGAAGATGTTAGTGCGTAAAAAGCCAGATGCTAATTATACATGTAAGATGTGTAAGGTGTCCGGTGATCATTATTTCTTTTTCTGTCCACAAAAGAAGAATAAATGGCAGAAGAAGGTTGAACAAATTATAAAACCTGATATTAAACCAGAACACTTGCAGCAAGGTTCAGCTGTTAGTCCTATACCTATTTTGTATTGTATTAAAGGTGTGGACAAATCTGGTCAAATTACATATAGTAATGCTTATCCCATTGCTAATATGTTAGCTGTTTGTAGACACGCTATTTCAGGTAAAAATGAACTCTCTTTGATTAATACAGGTGAGTTAATTAAATTGGATGTATCTAAGGCTGCACAAAGTCTAGATATACCTGATATGATTTTGATACCTGCTAAAACAGTCAATAAGAGTCAAACTATTAAGATGAATAAGGGCCGTGTGTATAGAGAACCAAAAGAAGATGAGTATGCAACTCTCTTCTTTATGCATAATAATGGCCAATTACATTTTGTTCAAGGGCAAGTTGGTAAGAAAACTGTTCTCAAATCAAACGGTATTCAGGTCGAATTGTTCTATTGGAATGATTCTTCCGTAGAAGGTGCTTGTATAGGTGTGTATGTAGCTAAAGAAGATGGAGCCATAATAGGTTTCCATGGGCTAGGTAGCACCAACTCTCGTGCAAAACCCTTATTTTATCCGTGTAATGATAATTTCGTTAAGAATGTTAATTCAGTTTCATCTAAACTGGATGTTATGTATGCGGATGAAGAGGGTTATTATGAGAAGTATAAAGCATTTGTTAATGAGAATGCACTTCGTGTTGAAGATCTTAAAAAATTAAATTTACCTGCACGCAACCATGTAGTTGCTGAGGTTTTAACAACCGAAGTTGCACAGACTTTAAACTTGCCGGGGCGCCAGAATTAACTAGAATTCTGGCGCCCTATCCCGAAGGCTGTGGGGTCGAGCTAGTTCGCCGTGACCAACCCTGCTGCTCTGGCCTTGGGAGCAATCTGCAATGCCTTGGTGTTGTAGAGAGTTATTTCAGAGAAAAGCCAAAAATCAATTACGATGATCCATTAGTGGAGGAGTTCTTGAGATTAAATCATGAGGATCCTACTTCTGATTTTTATAATCAGTATGCTGTTGTTCCAAAAGTCTTATATCATGCTCAAAATAGCTTGAAACGCTATGATTGGCCTCCTGGTCCCTATGAGGACTTAAGGGTGCAAAATTTGTATCTGGAGGCGGCTGAGAATTTATATAAGATATTATTACCAATTTGTGGAGACAGTGAGCAGTTTTCTTATGATAAGGTCTTATCAACTCTTAATCCACTTAAGGCATCTGGGTACCCTATTAAGATGAAGTACCCTATTAAATTAGATTATTGGTTATCAGATGATCAAGAATTTTTTGATTTGTATTGGGAATTATTACCCACTAAAATGTATATTAGAACATTATGTAATGTTAGTATTAAAGAGGAATTAAGAGAGATTGAGAAAGTCCAGGCGGGTAAGGTCAGGACTATTATAGCTATGGATGTTAACCATGTTGTTGCACACAATATGTTATGTAAACATCAGGATATAGCTCTTAAAGAGAATTGTTATAAAACACCCTTTATGGTAGGTTTAAATCTATTGAATGGTGGTGCTACAAAACTACGTAACTATATGAGTCCAATTGGTTGGAATGGGCCATGTACTATAGAGTTGGATGGTAAACAGTTTGATGGTAAATGTAAATACGACCCTCATTTTAAATCTATAGGTGATATACGTTGGCGTCTTTTGGCGTTAGAGTATAGGACACCCGAGAACAAAGAGAGATTGAAAAATATCTATTATGAGTTATGTAACTCACCTTTGGTAAATATTGATGGTCATGTTTATTGTCGCTGTTGTGGTAATCCTTCTGGTCAAGCCTGTACAACTTGTGATAATAGTTTCAAAAATTGGATGGATATGTATGTTTTGTGGTGTTTAAGTACACCAAAGGAGTTAAACAATTTAGAGAGCTTTGAAATGTATGTACGTGTTATTATTGTGGGAGACGATGTTTCCTTGTCCGTACATCCTGATGTTCAAATTTGGTTTAATCGCCAATCAATTGAAAAGTATGCCCCTGTTATAGGTATGGAATATCATTTTGCACATGATGATTTCCAATATTTTGAAAATACTACCTTTTTAGGGCATGGTTTCACTAAATGTGAGCATCCCACCGGATTTGAGTTCCTATATCCAACTATTAATAGTGCAAAAATGCGTGCAAGCATTCTGCATTATAATGAGGAAGGGACGAGTGCAATGACTGTTATAAGGGCTTGTGCTTTGCGAAATGAGACTTTTGCCAATTTAGAAGATCGTTTATGGTTCTCTAAATTGATCAGTTTCTTGCGTATTAAGACATCTAAGGACGAAAGTTTTGAGATGAGGCAAGCCTGGCGCTCTTATCTTACTGATAATGAGTTACATGAATTATATTCTGGTGTTACTATTAATGGTGATATTCTCTTGGAAGGAGATTTTACACCTAAGTTGCTATTTTCTACTGAATCTGAGTTTGATAGGCATTTTTCTCAGACCAGTAAAGCTGATCTCTCTCTAGAGGGCTTTAGCGCTCAACTCTCAATGGAAGAATTTCTTGGTAGAATTTCGAGGGTTCCCAATGAGGACCGCGTGTATGTATCGTGGGAAAGCGCTTTGACCCTTTAAATAAGAAAGACTCCAGAAAATTTCCTCATTGTATTTTATGTTTGTAGAATTGTTACTTGTATTTTATTGTATTTCTATATTAGCTTATTTGAAACATAGATTGTTTCAACAAAATGCCGAAAACGAAGAAGCTCACGATCGTGAGCGGTAATAAACCTGTGGTTACAATCAGTAAGAAAAAGAAGAAAGTAAAAGTTAAACTTCCTGCTTTAAAGGCAGCTCGTGTGAGTGGCCGTGGTGCCTATTCTATAAGTGATGTGGCTAAAGCGGTCGCTAAGCCTTTTGTTGATAACACTCCTTCAGAGGGTATTATTAATAAGGCCGCACGATATGCTGGGTCTAAGCTTGGTGATCTTACTGGTATTCCTGGTGTGGGAGATGCTTTAGGTAATGCGTCTTCATGGTTAGCCAGGGCCTTCGGTTTTGGAGCGTACACAATTCGTAAGAATTCTCTTATGGGTTTGAGTATGACTTCAAATCAATATGCTAAAGGTAATATTCCACAGTTTGCTGATAATGGTAGTCTGACTTTCGCACATAGAGAGTTTGTACAAGACATTGTTAGCTATCCAAATTTTAATGTCCAAAATTTTCTTATAAATGCTGGTAACCCAACACTTTTCCCTTGGTTAAGTAAATTGGCCTCAAATTTTGAGGAGTATGAATTTCTTGGGCTGATATTTGAGTTCAAATCTACATCTGCTGTTGCGGTGGGTAGTACTAATACTGGTCTAGGTACACTCATAATGGCTACTGATTATGATTGTATCGACAGTAATTTCCCATCAAAACAGGCAATGGAGATTTGTGACTTTTCTACTTCTGGTCCGCCATGTGCCGATCAAATTCATCCCATTGAGTGTGATCCTAAGCAGAATGTTATGCGTAAGTATTTCATTCAAAATGCTACAACACTCGATGGTTACCCCGATGATCCTAGATTTTCAGTTCTTGGTAATTTTCAGATTGCCACTTCTGGAGTCCAGGCTTCATCCACTGTGGGTGAGTTATGGGTTTCATATCATGTGAAACTAAGCAAGCCACAGATAGCTGATGTTTCATCAGTTCAGAATAACCAATGGGGTCATGTTCAGTTACATACTGTTAATGCTGGTTCCGCCACTCTGGATTCTCAATCGTATTATCCAGTTAATGGTGGTATTTCTATGTATAGTTATGCTACTGATCATGCTGTATTTCAAGTGAATAATAAGCTTGGTATAGGTACCTATATGTTTGGTATTCGTTGTATTAGTAAAAATACTGGTGGTTCCATCCAGTGGAGTGGGGCTGCTCCCGCTTGTGGTAATGGTGCGAGTTTACTCACAACATTTTCGACAACTGGCTCTGGGCTGAATCTAGCCTGGGGCACCACTGGTGCCAATGCTTGGTATGTTGAGAACGGTAGTACGATAAATACTCATACGGGTATGGGTCTTATTGCTATTGTCAATTTCCCTGCTGTTGGCTCGAATGTGAATTTTCAATACGCATTCGATGCTGCGAACACGACATATACAGATATAGTGTTTGCTCCTTGGAATTATCCAGCAATATCTAAGCCACTCAGTGAGAAAGCACAACTTAAGAACCAGCTTAATGATATCATTAAGCAATTAAGTGTTCTTAAGTCTCCTGAGCCAACAGTTGATGTGCCATCATCCAAGAATGAACTTGGTGGTGAATGTAATTTAGCTAGAAGTCGGCTTGAAGAACATAGACCGACCTGTATATCTATTTCCCAAAATGATATCAGTCCTTTAGGGGCTGACGGTAGATATATTGAGGTAGTTAGGTCCTATACGGATACTAATCAACTGCGCAAAACTGCGTAGTGGCACCTCTAACTGAATTTTGCTTTTGGGGTGTGAGCTGTGGAGTTGATAGACAAAGCTGTTTCACCAACCAGATTTTCTGGCGGTTTCCCCGTAGACCTTGCATGTTTTAGTTTTATTTTCGTGCTCGGCCATAGACCCGGATATTTAATCCGCTCCCTTAAGCAAGGAGTAATATTTGGGGGGTCAGCTCTCCGGCGGTAGTAGGGAACTACTTGTGCCACGGTGCTAAATCGTGGGTGTACGTTGGTATGAAAAACCACAACACGAGGGGCCTCCAAAGGGCAAC